ATTTAAGATATCTTAGTAAATCGAATAAATTTTTTTCTTGATAAAGAATCAATTCTTTACCTACTCGATCAAATTCAATATCAGAATTGCATAAACTTAATATGTATTCTACAATATTTAGATTTTTGTAATGTTCAGGGATAAACCAATAGTTTTGGTTATCAAAATCAAATTCATCCACTGACACGTCAGTACTGTCATATCGTTTGAGTGTTGGGAATTTTATATCGAGTTTGTTGACGATATCGGTATTTACCAAAACATCAGACAGTTCTAATTCTGGGTTTTCCATAAAAATGTCAAATAGATCATTTTCAGAAAAAATCTGTTGTCCGTATTTATCAATAATCATACCATGCATGATATGACAGTTGAGGGGAAATGTCAACTATTTGGGAATTTCTGAATTGGGCAGTTCTATCAACACTGGCTTATTTTTTTCGGTAATTTCTTTCCAGTTCAAGCCCAAATTGCCCCAATCGAAGAATTCTTTTTTAATCGAGACCACTTTTTCTTTTTTGTGACTTTTTTTATCAATGCAGGCTATTGAAATGTTGTTTTCATTCCACCATGCATTTGGTTTTGAAGAAAATTCCGTAGTTTCCTCTATAGAAACAAAGAATTTAATATCATCACAAGTTAGAGATTGAATAGAAATATCTGTTATTACTAATCTACCTTCGGCGACTGAATTTAGTTTCCTAAGTAATACCACCGCAATTATCTGATCGTAAGGTTCATCTGGCAATGTACAAACTTTTAAACCGGCTTTTGAATAGTTTTCAATGGATGTTTTTTCGTTTTCATTTACAAAAACACAATCTTCAATTGTACCTAATGCAAATTTGATTCGTTCCATTGCGATATTTTGTTCTCGTATGTCTTCAGTATTAACGTCGATATCTAATCCTATTGTGTAGGAATTTATAGAAAAAGTATTTTCTGCATGTATCGCAGAGAAAAAAGAAAATTCTTTAAAAATTCTTGCGTTCATTTTTAATATCTACTTTTGAATTAATTTTTTGTTTTTTCATTAATTCATCCATTCTTTTATTATATTCAGATTTATAACTCTCCAATGCCATTTGTATTTGATGAATCAACGGACCATTGCCTACTCTAAAAGAAAAAGTCAATTTGTTGTTCAACTCAGTTATTTTTTTCTGTAATTCATCTAAACTTTTATCAGACAAATCACTTATGAACGGATGAAGCATATTTTATTTATTACCACGAAGTCAATACAATTCTTTTCCAAATATCTGAGCCATTATAAGATGTCGCACTAAAACTAGTTCCTGCAGTCCATGCGCCCAAAGTTACAGTAGAATCTGCTACACCATTTGTTCTTGATCTACTTATAGTGATTGATGTTCCATCAGGAATAGTTTTTACATAATAAATCAAACCACTAATAATGTTAGTGTTAGATTCATCAGTATCTCCGGTAAAAATAACAGGAGAATTAACAAGTAAACTAGTAGTATTGTTAAATATAGCAACATTAACATTTACAGTGTAAGTAAGTCCAGTCGGAGTTCCTGCAGTAGTAGTAACACCTGAACCACCTAATGAAGTAGATAATGTAAATGAAGTTGACCCGTTCGTTGCAACAATATAATATGTTGTTGGATCGCTATAACCCGATATACTTCCTGTACCGCCAAAGGTCCCTGATATAACTACAGGTTGTCCAATAACCAATGTTCTACTAGATGCCGTACAACTAAATTGCCCATCTGTACTTGTTATAGTAACACCGGAAAGTGTTATAGTAGGAATAGTTTGGCTTACTGTTTTAGTGTATCCGGTAGAATCATAATCTTGTGTAGCAATGTATAAATATTGCACAGGATTAAGGTACATCGTACCGGACGCTGCTGATAAATTAACATTCGCTCCACCGGGGGATGTGGCAATTGTGAAGTCCGTACCAGAAGGTATATTATTTATATAATATGTTGTCCCCGCTGTTACCCCACCATATACATTGCCAACAAACACTACTGGCATATCTACATATAAACTAGAAGTGCTTGTTGTCACTGCTCTGTCATTAGCATAGGTTGCTGAAACAGTCAACTGCTCTGCACCACTATCAACACAAGTTGTACCTACTACATCACCTTGATTTCCCTTAGGGCTAGGAGTTCTTTTTTGTAGTTGTGTTGATTGTCTAGGTCTGTTTGAAGGTTCAATTCCCACAGTAGTACCGCAATCCACTGTACTGAATTTATAATTTAGTTGTTCAACTGCATAAGGTGCCGTCACTGTTGCAACACTTGCAACATTTGCATAATTTTCTAAAGTAGTAACACCGAAATTGTTATTTGACGATACAACTTCACTCGGAAACGAAATAACTGCATTCGGATTGCTAATAGCAAGTTGCAATTCTATTTCACGTTGTGTACCTGCAGGAGTCCAATTATTAAATTGTAATGTTACATTTCCAGTAACAGTACCAAATTGTACATCACCCAATGAAGTATCAATCACTACAGTACCTGCTAGTGCATTACCCAAATTAAAAGTAGTTGCTCTGAAATTTTTAGTTGAGGCATTACTTATTAAAGTATTTGCCATATCATTGTTGATTACAGTATTTTCTAATGCTGCCTTTACTACGACTTTGTTTTGCAAATCTGATATTTCGTTACCAGCAGTATTCAAGTTAGTTTTAATTGAGGCAAAATTATCTCTAAAACCCTGAGAATTATTGTTGACTCCGGGAACAGGATAATTGACATTTATTCCGTTAGTATTGATCGTACTCATATTCTATTTTTCCTTATAGTATTTATTGTGACTGATTAGGTAAAATTGTTTTTTGTTCAAAAATTACATAAAAATCTTCACTATCTATAGGATTAGGCACCGGTGTAGCACTAGGTAAAGAACTCCAACTATTATTAAGTTGTGTTATATTCCAAACAGAACCACTTGAAAGAGTAACAGTTACAAAAGGATTTATAGCAACTGGTTGTAATTGATTATTATCCAATCCAGTAATTGTGAAATTAGAATCATATGGATTTGGTAAAGATTTAAATATTATACTAGAATTATAATCATATGTAGCACTCTTGTTTACTATAAATCTATCTATTTCAAAGTTGATTTGATTTAATTTATATTGCCAATTCGTGTTTATATTTGTTTTTATTCTATCGGCGAATCCAGGTTTAGTATAACAAATAACCCATGCTTTGACAAAACCCAAAGTATTTCCGTCTTGTTGTTGTGATGTCATCCATAATGGTAAAACATTGCTATCATCGGTAAGTCCTAATTCTTGACCTACTCTAGTTCGCATATTCTGTAAACTATTAGGATACAATATTCGTGCTTCTCCCGAAGTTAAACTTGTGTAATAAGATTGTGATAATAAAGTTTCATAACTAGTGAATATATCAGTAATGCTTGTATACCAAGGACCCAACTGCAAATCAATATCTCTGGGCCATACTATTTGTTCTGATACGCTTATATTTTGATTGTTAACTAGATTGTCTATTATTTCACTGTATACTACTTCGTAAATAATTTCATTATTTTGATTTCTTGCAACCGCTGTTTTTATTTCCCCTAGTGTTATATTTCTCCAATAATGATTTTTTTCTATTGCTTCTAAATACTGTGTTATAGTACTTGAATGTATACCATAAGCATGTTGGTAAATTATAGATGATGATTTACCAAAATATATGTCATCGGGACGATAAATTAAGTTAGGAGGAATGATTGTATCGTCAGTTAACAACATATTAATTTTTTGCCTGTCCGACAAACTAGGTGTTGCTTTTATGTATAAAATATCAGTGGGTTGTTGAAAATATTGATAAACTGTTAATGTAAATGTTTTTGATGCATTGACTGTAGGAAATAAAGGAGAAAATGCATTAACAGTAAAAGTAAAATCAGTGCTTGAACCTTGAGAAAGTTCAACTGATAATGGTTGAAACGCAACTTTTCCAGTAATTTCTCCGTTTTCTGCAAGAACTAAATTTGGAGGCAAAGATCCAGAAACTATTTGATAGTTTAATTCAGTGTCAGATATTGCTTCAACTTTCAATGTGCTAATGGTATTATTGTTTATTTGTCCTAAATTTTCATTAGTTAGCCAATCTATATCACCTATGATTTCATTATAAACTTTAAATGTGAAATTGAACAAAGATGAAATTATCGCAGGATTAGATGTTTTGTAAACTGCAACTGTGAATGTGTAAAAACTCACACTATTTGTAGGTAATGTTGGTGTTCCCGTTACCCAACCTGTAGAACTATCACCAGTTAAATTAAAAGGTAAATTTATAAATGCATACGTCAAATCGTTACTATCAAAATCATAACCTATAAATTTAAAACTAAAGTAATCACCGGATTTAATAGTTGCAATTTGAACATTAGTAGAAGGAGAAAATGTTAAACCAGTTTCAGGTACAATATAATACCCATAGTAAAGATCATTTTCAGGAATTGAAAAAGATAAAGGTCTAGTGTTCAGCAGAGTGGGTGTCCTCGCATTTAAACTTATACCTAATCCTCCATTTCCCGCTGGAAGTTCTTGGTTCCCTATATTTATTGAATATTTTATTGTTTGATAAACGAAAGAACCATTTTTTAAACTTAAAGTAAAATTAAAAGTTCTTAAAACAGGATACCCAATAGAAACTGTCGGAAGCGTTATATTCATTAACCCTGTGCCAGATGATAACAATACCTCAGGTCCATTCTGAGAAAAAGATATAGTAAATGTTGTGGTATTTTTTATTTCTTTTATATAGTAGATATTTCCCGATATAATAGACCCAAAAACAGGACCGGTAAAAATTATAGGC